TCTGCCACGATATTTGATGTGGCCGTAACCTGATGCTCTTTAGTGACTTTAACTTATGGATCTTTAATTCTAACCAAAAAGGCTGACTATCTACTATGCCATGCAAGTCAGGAACTCCTGGACTAGACCAAGATTCTATACGAGTCCAAAACACCCCTAAATCTTTAGTGCCAGCTTTGAGTTTACCCCAAAGCTGACTTTCTGGCTTAGTTGCCATTACCACTCCATAAAAGTATATGATCTACCATTGTTTTGCGTTTTATCACGCATGAAATATGTCGGCAACTCACCATGTGCTGAGCATCCGCTATGGTTTATTTGCACGACTTCTATGTTGTCTAAAGCATAAACATCTACAGAGTGTGTGTACCCGTCAGGAGTAGCAATACTGGCTACTTGACGTTCGCCATACGGGTGTAGAAAAAACATGCTTTTTTCTGGATAAGGAAATAATCCTAACGCCTCATTAGCTGTATCGTTACTTGCGTCTTCTGGATCATAGTAATGCCAGTTATCGCCCTGCACGTATAACTCGGCTAACGCTTGCAGAGGTTTTGTATTGCGGACGTACTCAGCCTCATCGGGTTCTGCCTCTGCGCTTGCCTGCCACATCTTAGCATAGTTGGCGACAGTGATCGTAGGTAGATTAAACATATCTGGCCCTTTCTATGGCACTAGGTTTCTGTACCTATAGTATAGCACCCCGACTGTGCGGGGAGCTAATCTTTTGTTGTCAAACTTTTTTGTTGTCAAACCTTTTTGTAGTCGCGCAACAGGTCTTGATATACAAAGCTCTGCAATATGCTTCGGACGTATCCTTCGCGTGATGCCTTACAAAGCTCTGCAATATGCTTCGGACGTAGCCATCACGTGATGCTTTACCTAGCAGCGATGTGGGGAAGTCGGCTTCGTGCATTACCCTCATGCCCATAGGTTCAGATTTTAAAATGACTTCAGATGCTTGCCCGTTTTCAAAGTCATTCAAAACGGCACTGTATGTGACGCCGTTGCTAACTGCATCGTGGCGATAAATCTTTACCATTATACACGCTCGCCTTCTGTGATAAATGCCATGCGCTCGGCGCATTGTGAGCACGGTGCTTTGTCTTCGTCGTGCATTGCGTGGGCGTANTTATTGCCGAGCATTGGCATCCCGCAAAGTGTGCGACCTGTGCCGTCGTACATTGCGAAGTGTTGTTGCCCGAGGCGTTTAGTCCATTCGGTAAATTTGGTAGACATTGAACAGTCCTTTCTATGACTGGTTGCTTCCGTACTTATAGTGTAGCGCAGGATATTTTGCCTGACAAATCTATTGTTCTCCTATTATTTCTGCATCTTCAACTTCGTTTAGATCTTTTGTGATCTTAAGATTTCCTTCCGATACTGCGGCTAGAGCGGGGAATTCTTCTTGAAGTCTTGTGATTTCCCGCATAACTTCATCGCGGCTCATTTTATCTATACGCCCATGCAAGATTTCTTTGCGGTCAATATACAGACCAGCGGCTTGACCTCGGGATTTTTCAGCGGCTACTGCTGCTGGATAATTTTGGTTGGTGAATGCGGCGTCCCTAATTTTTGCTAGTTCTTTTACGTGACCTTCAAATGAGACTTCGTATTTGCGAGCGTATTCTTGTTTTAATTCACGAATTCTTTCTACGACGTGTGGGTAGCGTTGACCGTTTAGGAGTTGGGAGGCTATAGCGTGAGCTGATTTTACAGAGTATCCTGCCCTGATTGCGGCTTCGGTTTGCGAGATGTCTTCAGATACGTAGATTTTACAGAATTCTTCTTGTTTCGGAGTGATGTTCTTTTCTGTTCGAGGATTTGCAACGACGTCTAGCTTATTTTTGTGAGTAGCTTTAGCGAGAGGCATCTTTATTTTTTCCTTCTTCTACAGGATGGGATCACTTTGCTATATAGGACCAAAAACGAAAAGGAGTAAGTTTTTTTTCTTTTCCAAAATCGTCGCGCGTACAGAGAAAGTTACTGAATCTTTATTGTGATATCGGAGTCATTGGTCAGTAATCCATGCTAACCCATTGATTATGTGGTATATCGTGATATTGTATATTATCCGATCTGAAAAACGAATTTCATTCCATTCCGATTTTACTCCTATATAGCAAAGTCGTTTTTGAAGTAAAAAAACCCATGCATGATTGAGCATGCATGGGAGTTAGGGAGAAGTAAACATGTCGTAAAGTACGCAATACGGAGGAGCGCAGGTAATGGGTTAAGGAATGATCCGTATTGCGTGATTATATGATAGTGTTTTTTCTTTTATTTGACTACTGTTATTTGCTTGTGTACCCGATGGTGTATGCTGTTATAGCGACGATGATTGCAATAATGCAGAAGGTAACGAGTTGTTTTGGAATTACCCAGTGAGTGTTGTTTGTTTGTTCGGGTTTTAGAGTGAGTGCAAGTTTTTTGGGTTTGATTGTTATGGGTTCGGGTGTTTTTGATTTTTTGCCTATATTACGAACAGCGTCCCAATCATCAGCCATTGTTGGGAAGTGAGTGCTTTGTAAATCGGCGTGAGTATCTACATAATCATCGGATAATTCAGACTTTTTAGACTTTTTAGATGGTTTAGGTGTTTTTCGGGGTTTAGCTTTTAGTTGTCCCCGTACGAGACTTATGCGGTCATATACTGCTTTTGGTGTCCTGCCTAGATGGGTAGCAATATCGGCGGTTTTTATATCTGCTTCGTAAAGTTCTATTAGTTCAGCTATTTCTTCAGGTTTCCAAGTTTTGCGAGTATTGGAATGAATTTTGTTATCACTGATTTGGTTAGTTCTCATAGCGGGTTTTCCTTGCTTCTAATTGAGCTACAGCGCGTTGTTTGTTTTGGATTTGTTTTTGCAAATTTGCGTGAGCTTCAGGATGTTTATGGCAGATGCTGGCGAGTGTGAATGCGAGTGCGCCCACTTTACGATCGGCTGTGAATTCTTCTAACCTTGTATGGTTGATGGTTGTTTCAAGGTTGAATTCACGTTCGCATAGGCGCAGATATTCACCTACGGCTGTGCGAGTTTTGCCGTAGCTGGCGCGATCTATGAAAAATTCTTTCATAGGCCGTATTCGCTTAGATTAATGCCCAACTTTTTCGTTTTATTAGTTACTGTTTGATAACTACCTAACCCGAGTGTTTTGGCTATCTGCTGCTTGTTGTCGCATATGATTGCGGCTTTTATAATGTATATGCTAGTCACTTCATCTAGTAAGTCTTGTAGATTGATGTTACCTTTGCTTAGATCTACATTTAGTAATTCAGATCCGCGTTTAGACCAGTAATTGTGAGCTTGTACTTCTGTTGTTACGAGCTCGGTTAGGGCCTCCCCCACTTTTTTGTGGGGGATGCCGTCTACGGTTATTTCTATTTGCATTAAAACTCTACCTGTACGCTGAATCTTGCTTCGGATAATTTATCCTGTATTTTATCATCTAAGAGTTGATCTTCTGCATCGCGATGTGTTTCTATTGCTTCATCTACGTAATCTTCATGGCCTGTGGTATGGGAATCTATATCATCTGCTAGGTCTGATACTTTGGTTTCAAGCTCAGCTATACGAACTTCGTATTGTTCTATTGCTTGAAATAGGCACGCGAACTCATACCCGATGTTTTCAAAGCAAGCGCGTGTTTCTGCACCGCGATTGGTTTTGGCATCGTATGCGTTAATTACCTTACTATCTATAGAAATATCAGCATCAAGATTTACGTTTTTTATTTTGGAAATATCAGCATCCAGATTACTACTATAAAGATGATCAGTAACATGTGTGATATCATTGAGAACTTCTTTCTGTTCCATAATTACCCCTTTCTTGGGTTATCGAGCGAGGGTGCATCCCTTGCTTACTTACAGTTTATAAGCAGATTTATATATAGACTATTCTTTTTTACTCTTATTTTGCCATGTGGTGATTTGATAATCGTTTAATAGTTGACTAGATGAATTGCGTTTAGTGTTTCCCCCTACGCCGTACTCGTAAAATACTTCGTTGCCCCGTGAGCTGATGTAGTTTTCAGGGATAGAATTTGGTTGTCTATCGCCCCCGTTCATGAACAATAATTTTACGAAATAGTTTTTGTCCTTCCATTGTTGATCTACAATAGATATTAAATCGTTTGCGCTATCGTCATCATCATTAAATGGTAGAACTGTGAAAAAACAATCAAGATTAAGATGTTTTATAATATAGGATCTTTCATCCCATGTCATGAATGCTTGACCTTTTTTGCGTTTTAACCAGTTGTCGCTGTTTGGCCCGATTATGAGTTGATGACATTTTTTACTGGCTTCAAAAATATAATCAATATGACCAGAATGTATTGGGTCAAATCCTCCTGTAACGATGCCTATTGTATAGGTTGAAGATTCAAAAGTCATTTTATGTTTTCCCTTACATATAAATCCCCGTTATCTGCTTCTACGAGAAAATCTTCAGGGATAGGTACTTTTCCATCTACACAGGCTTTGCAATCATGTCGTTCTTCTTCAAACCAACCGCCATTGACAAAATCTACAATTGGTTTATCGTACAGTATTCTTTCTGCCCCATTGCAATCAGAACAAGTCATAGTCATGCCTTCTTCATACGGGATTAATTGTCTGCGTTGAATATCTTCTTCTTCACAGCTTTCGCCATATTGAGTTTCTAATACGATACAGGGTTCGTTGTATGGATTTGATGTTAAGTGCCATTGATCTTTTTTTATCAATAAAGTATCATGTGGTTTGAGATGGTTGTTTTCTAGGTAATCACCACCTCTGCGCCAGTGTTCTTGAATAGTTACAATCAGGTTTCCGCTGATGATGTACCATTGTTCGTTGCGATGATGATG